ACTATGGGATCAGGTTGATGACGCCATATTCCGCACGTTCACTAAGGCAGATGGCACCGAGTGCAAAGTCAATGCGATCGGGATAGATAGCGGCGGTCACTTTACGTCTGAGGTGTATGCGTATTGCCGTCAAAGGGCGAATCGTGGTGTTTTTGCCCTGAAAGGTCAATCGCAACGCAACAAGCCTGCAATCGGCAAGCCGAGCAAGGTTGACATCAACTACCGGGGCCAAGTTCTCAAAAACTCGGCGCAAGTCTTTCCAGTTGGCGTTGACACGATCAAATCAACTTTGTATGGCCGCTTGAAGAACAACGAGGAAGGCCCGGGATACATTCACTTTCACGCCCAGGCCACAGAGGAGTATTTCAAGCAGATCACCTCTGAGCGTCAGGTGGTCCGCTATGTGAAGGGCTTTGCTGTTCGAGAGTGGAAAAAGAAGTCAAGCGACCGCAACGAGGCTCTGGACTGCCTTGTCTACAGCTACGCTGCGCTCAACTATCTATATATGCGCTTCAATCGCGCAACCATATTTGAACAATTCTCAAAGGCTCGTGTACTTAAGGATGAGCAGAAAGAAGAGAAAAAGGTAGAATCTCCATATAGGCCGCCTCAACGAAGGTTGATGAATAGGCCATCGTCGTCGTTTGTCACAAGCTGGTGAGCATCCTTGTCCCAGAACTGATTTATGCGGGCGACACTGTCATTTTTGACGTGCCGGCGTTCACTAATTCAATCGGGACGCAGATCGACAGCAATACTTACGCGCTGAAGTGGTACGCAAGAACGAACGTCACTCACGAGGGCGCAACGATTACTGGCGTTGCTGAGGGTGACGGTTGGCGCATCACTGTTCCTAGCAGCACGACTACAGGCTTTGACGCCGGGACGTGGACTTGGCAGGCAGTCGCCAGCTACTCGACCAGTCAGTACACGGCAGGCCGCGGCCAGTTCACTGTTAAAGCGACTGCTGTTTATACAGGTCAGCCCGGGGCCTTTGATGATCGCTCGCGTGCAGAAATTGATCTTGAAAAGGTCGAAACTGCAATCCGCACACTGGCTAGTGGCGGCATGGTGCAGGAATACACCATCGGAAGTCGCAGCCTGAAAAAATACAAGATGGGCGAACTTCTACAACTTCGCGATAATTTGAAGGCCGAAGTGGATCGTGAGCGTCGTGCTGAGAAAGTTCGGCAAGGCCTTGGAAATCCTGGCGTCACCCGCGTGAGGTTTATCTGATGTGGCCCTTTAATCGCAAAAAGAAGGTTGCGCGGCGTAACTATGCCGGTGCATCAGTCAATCGCCTCACCTCAGACTGGATTTCATCCGGTACGAGCGCTGATGCTGAGGTCAAAAACAATCTGCGAGTCCTGCGCAATCGTGCGCGATCTCTTGTTCGTGACTCTGATTTCGCCAAATCGGCTCTTCGCGCAGTTCGAAACAACGTTGTTGGTCAAGGGATCAAGCATCAAGCGCAAGTCCGAATGATTCGCGGCGGCCGCCTTGATGAGCGCACAAACGGAATCATTGAGTCTGAATTTGCACGTTGGGGTAAGGCCAACAACTGCCACTGCGGCGGCACCCTTAGCTGGAACGCAATTCAAGGCCTGGCGATCAACAGCATGATCGAGTCAGGCGAGGTCTTTATTCGCCTCGTCAATCAAGGCTTTGGCAACTCTCGTGTTCCCTTGGGTCTGGAAATCATCGAGGCAGATCTTCTCGATGACGACTACACCGGCCGGGAGAGCAATGGCAACCGCGTTCGGATGGGGGTAGAGGTTGATGAATGGTCACGTCCAGTTGCATATCACTTCCTGAACTATCACCCGGGTGATTACCAGTTCATCAACAACGAGCTGGCGAAGAAGCGTCGTCAACGCATCCCGGCATCAGAGATCATTCATCTCTATTCAGCAGATCGCCCAGGTCAAACACGCGGTGTAACTGCGTTTGCCTCGGCAATCATGCGTCTAAACAACCTCAAGGGTTTTGAGGAAGCAGAAATCATTGCTGCACGGGCTAGCAGCGCAATGATGGGCTTTGTACGAACACCCGATCAGGAGCTGTTCGAAGATGGCACATATGCTGAACAATCTGTGCTGGACTTCGCTCCTGGCAGTATTCGGCGTCTTGCTCCGGGTGAAGAGATGCAATTCTTCTCACCTACGCGGCCAGATGATGCTTTTACACCTTTTGTGGCCCAGATGCTTCGTGCAGTCGCGGCCGGTGTCGGATGTTCATACACACAGGTGAGTTCAGACTTTAGCTCCTCTAACTACAGCTCTTCACGGCTTGAGTTGCTGGAAACACGGGCGCACTATCGGACGCTGCAGCAGTATCTGATCGACAATCTTTGCCAGCCTGTCTACGAGAAGTGGATGGAAATGGCTGTCATGGCTGGTGTCGTTCGCGCACCCGGCTTTGACATCGATCCTGAGCGTTACTACGAGAGCAAGTGGATTGCCCCGGCTGCTCAGTTCGTCGATCCTCAGAGAGAAGCTGAGGCTTACAAGTCTTTGATTCGATCAGGAATCATGACCCTGTCACAAGTCATCGCTCTGCATGGTGGTGATTTTGAAGAGACGATGCGGCAGCGACAGCATGAGCTTGCAACGCTGGATGAACTAGGCATCATCACAGACACAGATCCAAGCGAAGTTTCAAAGGCTGGGCAACAACAACCACAGCCTGAGCCGGAAACCGCGCATCCTGTTATGCACGAGGAAGGAGAAGCGATCGATGGCTGAGATCAACGGGACAAGCATCAATTTGAAGCCAACTGAAGGTATGCGCGAGGAAGCTCGCAAGTATCGCGAATGGAAGGCAGAAGGCGAGGCCGGTGGAACGGATGTCGCAGCACGTCGTGCATCGCAAATCCTCTCAGGTGATGAGCTTGCAGCAGACGTGGTAATTGGAATGGCCGCTTGGTTTGCTCGCCACGAAGTTGATAAAAAAGGTGAAGGATTTAGCCCTGGAGAAGATGGCTACCCAAGCAAAGGACGCGTAGCATGGGCAGCATGGGGTGGTGACGCTGGTCAATCATGGAGCAGCGGAAAATCTGCTTCAATTAAAAAAGCTCGCGAACGATCCATGTCTGATGAACAAAGAGCCGAACCAGGAAGTCTTAAGACTGGTGATTTCGTCAGTTGGAATTCTTCTGGCGGTCGTGCTCGTGGACGTATTGATCGTATTGTTCGCGATGGGACGATAGATGTTCCAGATTCGAGTTTTACGATCACAGGCTCAGAAGATGATCCTGCTGCGCTGATTACTGTTTACCGGGATGGTGAGCCTACTGATCGTCAGGTGGGACATCGCTTCAGCGCACTTACCAAGATTGCAGCGATCCGGATGTTCGATGAGGCATCCCTCAAGCGTGCGCATTACACAGAGTTCAAGGAAGAAGACGAAGATCGGACTCTTGAGTTCCCATTTGCCTCAGAAGAGCCTGTAGACCGGGTTTACGGCAAAGAAGTTCTCAATATGACTTCTGAAGCCATGGACATGAGCCGTCTTAATGACGGCGCACCTTTGCTCTTCAATCACGATCCTGATCGAATCATCGGTGTTGTCCAACGTGCGTACATCAAAGACAAAAGAGCGTACGCAAAGGTCAAGCTTGCTAACAACGAGCTTGGCCGCGAGATGCAAGACCTAATTAGGGATGGCATCGTTCGCAACGTTAGTTTTGGCTACAGAATTAACGACATGGAGGAGGATCGATCGACCACACCTGTGACGTATCGCGCCACCTCCTTCCAGCCTTACGAGGTCAGCATGGTTTCTATACCTGCAGACAACGTCGGCGCTGGAATTGGCCGTTCCCTTGCTTCTAGTGAGGAGACGGTCGCGGTCTCAGCCGCACCAAGTAAACCTGAACCTTCCGTCATGGAAAACACCCCCAACGTGGAGGCTATCCGCGCTGAGGCCGTTGAGGCCAAGGCCAAGGAAGCCGCTGAGATGTTTGCCCTGGGCAAGCGTCATAACGCAGAGGATCTTGCCTCTGAATTTCTTATCAACTCTCGTTCAATCGATGAGCTGCGCACCGCCATTCTGGAGCGCAACAGCGTCGTCGAGAAGCCTGTCCAACAGGCCAACGATGAAATCGGTCTGACCCAGAAAGAGGCTCGCAGCTTCTCCTTCCTGCGTGCCATTAACTATCTGGCAAACCCCGGTGATCGTGGTGCTCGTGAAGCTGCTGCTTTCGAGATTGAAGCCTCTGAAGCACAAGCTGCCAAGCTGGGTCGTGCTTCCCGCGGCATCACCATCCCCACGGATGTGCTGAAGCGGGATCTGAACGTTGGTACTGCTACCGCTGGTGGCAACCTCGTTGAGACCGAACTGGATGCTGCCAACTTCATTGATCTGCTGCGGAACGCTTCTGCACTGGATCAAGCTGGCGCAACTGTGCTGACTGGCCTGTCTGGCAACGTCAACATCCCCCGTCAGTCTGGTTCTGCTACTGCTTACTGGGTCGCTGAATCTGGCTCACCCACCGAGTCCCAGCAGACCATCGACCAAGTCGCACTGACGCCTAAAACTTGTGGCGCTTTCACCGACTTCTCACGTCGTCTGACGATCCAATCCTCCATCGATGTGGAGAACATGGTTCGTACCGACCTGGCTCGTGTGCTGGCGCTTGAGATCGACCGCGTCGGTCTGTATGGCACCGGTTCTTCTAACCAGCCTCTGGGTCTGAAAGACACCACTGGTGTCCTGACTGAGGACTTCTCTGCCAACGCTCCGACCTTCGCTGAGGTTGTTGCCCTGGAAAGCGACGTTGCAGGTGCTAACGCTCTGCTGGGTTCTCCGGTGTATCTGATGAACTCCGCAATGAGCGGAAACCTAAAGACCACCACTAAGGACTCTGGCTCAGGTCAGTTCATCCTCCAAGGCGGTGAAGTGAACGGTTATCGCGCCGTTATGTCCAATCAAGTCGCTTCTAACGATCTTTGGTTCGGCAACTTCGCTGATCTGATCATTGCCTACTTCTCTGGTCTTGATCTGATGGTTGATCCTTACACCGGCAGCACCTCCGGCACCGTCCGCGTTGTTGCTCTGCAGGATGTTGACATTGCCGCACGGCATGGCGCTTCCTTCAGCCGCGGTAACAACACTCTCTGATCATGAAGATCGAGATCCGTAAACAGGTAACGCTGGCGGGTCAAGTTGTCCGTATTGGGGAGGTCGTTGAGGCCTCTCCTGCGGATGCAACGATCCTGCTAGGTCAAGCTGCAGCCGTTCCTTATGTGGAGCCCGTGCAGCCTGAAGAAA